CTCCTCCTCCGACGAGTAAATAGGCTTTTGCAAATCAATCCCCAATCAGGTTATCTGTCACGTCCGTCACATCGGCAAGGTCTATCACACGGTTGTTCGCAGCCTCAAGTGCTGAGATGATGCTGATCGATCCACCCACGTCGATGGTCTTGGTCTCGCCGTACACCTTCCGGTTGTCCGACCCCATCAGCCACTTCCGAGTGTCGATCCGTAACCGTGACCGCTGCACGTCCTCCATCGAGTCATCCGCATCGGCAATCTCTATGACCTCACCCGCCCAGTGCTCTGTGCGTAGCTCCTTGGCCTCTTTGTACAGAGCATGACGATCTGGGTCACGTTTGATCCACTTGAGGAACGCGCCGGCCTTGAACCCACGGAAGTCCTCATTGAGTACCTGGGTGAGCGTCTTGCCACTCGACATCTCTTCGAGTACGTTGATGAACATGGACTCGAACTGAGTCTGCACGAGTTCAGTCTTCACTCGCTTCTGATCGAGTGTTAGCTGCGGGAGTGGCGTAGGCGTGGTTGTCAGCCAGTCAGGCAACGAGTTGGATTCGGTCAACGTGACAGTGGCGCCTACAGATTGGTCGATTGATTTATCCATAGTGGGTGTCACTGTATCAGAAAGGAAGGAAATGAGTAAGTGAGCCAATGGCTTACCTGTATCACTAAGTTTTTGAAAAAATAAAAAATTGTTCGTGATGCCACCGCAGCCAACAGGCACAGTGCGCCGGCCCTCCCCACCCCCCTGGATTCATGATCAAATGTTCAAATAGTCAATGGCTCACATCACCCAATGGCTCACAATAGTCAATGAGTATGCATAGTCAGTGAGTCAGTAACCCAATGGCTTAGGGTGTGATGCAGTGAGCCAATGGCCATGCACCATGTGACCCAATGGCTCACACGAGGAGCACATATAGGTAGCCCATTGGCTCATTTGCTTAATTAATAGGCAGATTGTGACAATGGCTCCTTCCGCGCACGAGACCCGAATTTTAGACTATATAGCCATTGGCTCATTAAGATTCACTTTTCCCATTTTCAAGATGTAATGTCCATTTTCCCGTCACAATTGTCACAGTAAGCACTAAAGCTGTGACCCAATGGCTTTTCTCCCTGGTAGCGCAAACCTTACAAACCTTACTGATCTTTTCACTAGTGAGCCATTGGCTTTTAGTGAGCCAATGGATAACTAGGCTAAACTTTGGTTACACACTCAGCCATTGGGTCACATACAATAGAACCTGTAATTAACCAAACCGGAGAACTAAATGACCACTCAAGAATTTATTCTGCAAGTCGTACAAGCCGATGGCCCTTGCAGCCTCAAGCATGTAATTGCAGATTGCAAGGTGCAAGGCTTCACCAAAGGCTTCATACAAGCCTTGCAAGCCCTGAAAGATGCCGGCCTGATCCGTACTGATAGTGAAGATGATGGCGCCACTACTGTGTGGCTTGTTTAAACCCGTAACCCGTAAGGAAAATTCACCATGTTCAAATTAAACCCAGTCACCCAGTCAATGGCTTTCCATATGACAATGAAGTCAGCTAACGTCAAAACCGGCCCGATACCCGTAAGCACATCGTCGCGTGATACTTGCGCCATTGATTGCCCTTTTAAGGGTTTCGGATGCTATGCGGAATCCGGACCATTGGCTTTGCATTGGAATGCAGTTACCGCAAATTTGCGCGGCTTTTCGTTTGTAGAGTTCTGTGCATGTGTTGCATCGTTTGACGACGGCCAACTGTGGCGCATGAACCAGGCCGGCGACTTGCCACACGTTGGCGGCCTGATCGATGCGGGCGCTGTGGCCATGCTGGTCGAAGCTAATCAGGGTAAACGCGGGTTTACCTATACACACCACGATGTGATCGTGGGCGACAATTTGGACGTGATCACATTGGCCAATATTTCGGGTTTCACAATCAACTTGTCAGCGAATGACCTAGAACATGCTGACACGTTGGCCGCGACGGGTTTGCCTGTTTGTGTCGTGTTGCCAATTGACCAGGCCGACAATTTGACAACGCCGGCCGGCCATAAGGTTGTGGTTTGCCCTGCGGCCATTCGGGACAATGTGTCGTGCATGACTTGCCAACTGTGCCAACGTGCCGACCGCACCGTTATTGTGGGTTTCCCATCGCATGGCACTGGCGCCAAAAAAGCCGATAGCGTGGCACGTCGGACCATTGTCATCAAATCGATTTAAAGCGCCCTGATAGGCCATGCTGTGGCCTATCGGATGCCCTTTGCATCGTAACCCGTAACCCGTAAGGACAATTTGCCATGAACACCACCACATTGAATCCGGCCACGTTGGCCGCATGCGTTGATCGTTTGGCCATGATCAAGGCCCAGGAAGCTGACCTAAAAAAGGAAGGGGACCAGATCAAGGCCCAATTGATTGACGCCGATATGCCTGTAATCGAGTCCAATGCATACCGTGCAGCTGTATCACTGTGCGATGGACGCGTCACCATCGATTGGAAAGCCATCGCCGAAAAGCTCGAGCCGTCGCGCCAACTGATCACGGCTCACACTTCGCATGGCGCCCCGTTTGCTGTGGTTCGCGTATCGGCTCGTAAGGGTTAATAAACCATGAAACGCTACCTAATCGAGCTTGTACAAGCCCTCTTGATGGCACTGTGCATCGCTCTACCCTTCGCCCTTTATTTTTGGAGCATGAAACCATGAACACCGATAAACTCGATTACAAACAAGGCTTCCAAGATGGACTGTTTGAACATACCCGACAGCCTAATCAATCATTCATGTATTACGCTGGGTTTGACGATGGCGTGATAGCTTTGGAATGTGATCGGGAGAACGAACCATGCTAATCGATTCATTGACTGTAGAGGAGCGTGAACGCCTGGCCTACATCGAAGGGTTTACCGAAGCATCTAACCTACTCGCAAGGCTTGACGATTGCCACCGATCGATGGCGCAGGCAGCTATCGAATACGCTAACCTGGCTGAGGAAAACGAACGATTGCAGCTGCGCATAAGGTGGGGTGACCAATGATCATTCTTGCCGCTCTACTTGTCGCCATCATTACTATTTTATTGGATCTGTAACTATGTCAATCATCACTGTTAACACTATTGCCGAACGTGTATCCGCCATCCAGGAACGCCACAAGATGACCGATGAGCAGTGCGCCGAGTACTTAGGCGTGCCCATTCACACACTGCGCAATTGGCGCACGGGTAAACGCATACCTGCTGCTGTCGTCTACAAGCTCTTGGATGTACTGGGTATGATCGAGGCGCTAGCCCCATCGCTGCACGGTGCACTGATACCCGATAAGGGGTAAGTACCCATCACCATGAAAAACGGCCCCACGGGGCCGTTTTGCTTTTCTCATTCGTCCATCGTATCGGGGTCGTATCCCTTGACTAGCTTGCGCCCTGAGTACTTGCTACCCGGTGTAGCTGCTGCTACCCTGTAAATGTAGTCAGCGTGGCGCTGCTTGGCCTTGATGACCTTGTGCCTATGATCGGGGAACATGGTCGCAAGGGACGGGTTAAGCGCCCATACCATATGCTGTTTATTCGGTTCATCCTCGAGCTTGACAACCCAGCGTGCAGCCTCTAAGCCGTCCATGGCATCGCTGATGGCCTGCTGTTTCTGCCAGTCGGTCTTGCCCTCTAGTGGCCTGCGTGCTGACCGTTTCATATCGCGCAGATTGACCGTTAGCTTATCGGACGCCGTATGTATCACCCAGTCAGCTACCCACTTATCAAACGTATCATCGGCTGCGCCACCTAACTCGGCCAGGGCGTATTTGAAGGCGGGGATCAAGTAACCCTTGATCAGATCCACCACTCGATTAACGATATCGGCGCCTACCATCGGACTGAATGGAGCCTCCATCAGGTGCATGACCAAGCATAGGCGCCCAGCAGTACCCTCGAGCTTACCGAAGGCCGTCATGAACGCATCGGACGCCTTGAGCACCCGTTCATCCTGCTTGGCGTCCTCATACCAGGTCTGGAACTCACGGAACACCTCGTAAGCATCGGGTGAGAGCTTGTAGACCATCTCGGGCAGGCTGTACGCGATGCGTAGGGTCTGCTCCCACTGTGCCGCATGGGTCAGGTACTCGGGGATAGGCTCACCCCGGCGGGTGTTCTTGGACCGTGGCACCGCAGGGATGAACCGCTGTATCAGTCCATCGGATGCCAGGTTAGCCAGGTTCGCCCTGAACACAGCAGGCTGGATATTGCCGTATATGCTCACAGCCAGGTTATCGGCGTGTATTGAGCCGGCGCCTACTCGGTCCATCTCGTACGACTCCGACTCGTAAGCCACAACCCACGATGACCTGTCCTCGCTGCTGGTCTTGTCGGTCAGCTTCTTAACCCAGCCGTTCATCTCATCAAGGTAACACAGGATGCCCCTCGGGCGATCAGCTGCGATACGGATCAGCTTCTGACTGGTCACATCCATAACCGTGAACTTGAGTGCTACGGGCTGCGGTGCCAGGTCGCCCACTGCTGGCGCCTGATCACCTGACAGCATCGCCTCAGGACTGGCGCTGAAGTCGAGGAACGCCTTCATAGCTGACCCATGCGCTGCCTCCTGACCCTGCCACTCGAGCATGGCCTTAGCGAAGCGTGGCTTATCCTCGGCCTCTATGTTCTTCAAGGGTGAGAGCATGGGCTTGCTGCCTGGTGACTTCTTATCGGCCGGCTCACCGATCGTCATCAGCCAGAGCACGGGCGGCACCTGATAACCTGGCATCAGTTCGAGCCTGATACGGCTATCGACCACTCCGCAGATCGCCGCTAGACCTGCGAAGAGAGGGATCAAAGGGTCACACCCCACAGACTCTGCCACTTCATTGGCTCGGGTTGACAGGATCGACGGCCACAGGCCCATCTGCATCTCGGGCGGTGGTGGGCGTATGCCCTCCAGCAGATCAACGGGTGGCATCGGTGGCGTGGCGGTGTTGATGGCCTTGAACATCTCGCTCACGTCCACTGCCGGCCGTATCCATCCTGCCTTGCGTGCTATGTGAAAGAGACTACCCAGCTTGACCGCTGTAGCCTTGTCAGCCTTGAAGCTTTGCCACTGGTGCAGCATCTCGCGCTCACCTGGGTATTTGGTCTCTGATTGTTTGCTCCACTCGTTCCAGATGTGGAAGCCCTGATCAAGCTGATCAGTCTGACTGCCGGCCCAGTGCAGCGCCATGCCAATCGTCGCCCAGTCATCGCGTGGGCAGTCGGCGCTGATGTACTCCAACGCATCGCTGATCTCTGACCACGAGGCCGGTATGGTCTCGCCTGTGTGGATGGTGCGCTCGGTATCCTGCTGTAGCATCGACTGCCACATGTCGAGGATGCACTGCGGGATAGTGGGCAAACGGGTCCAGTGCCCACGACCACCCCATCGGTAAGGCTGCATGGTCTGCGGGTGGATCGATGGTGGTAATACATCCTGCACAGTCACACCTGATACGGTGGCGCAGCGTAGTTCATACACTGTGACACCATCGATGGTGATCTTCTTAGTGGGCAGTGCCAGCCCAAAGGGCATAGCGTACAAAAGCTTCCCGTGCCCTTGGCGCCCACTGTCAATGATGACCGCATCGGCAGCCTCGTACAGTTCGCGCAGATTGATGTCATGTTCGGCAAACACCTTGCTAGACATCTCCCAGTTGTCCAGATCCAGCGCCATCGTGCCGCTGTAGGCATGTGCCAAGCCAATGCCAAAGCCTGGTGGCAACTCGGTCTGGCTCTTGAGTGCATTGTGCTTGAGGTTCCAGCCTGGTGTGCGTGGTCCCTTGGTGCCGTGGGGAATAGGTACAAGAGACCAGCCTGCTCTGATGTAAGAGTCTACCGATGCTGGGTGTTGCGCTACTTGAGGCTGTGCCATATACTGTGCTCCGCTAGTTGTCATTTTCATTCTCCTCCAAGTTAACCCGCCCCTGAGGCGGGTTCTTTTTTGCCTGTTCCATTCCCACTCCTAAAAATAATTTAAAATTTGTTGAACACAGTGTAGCAGACGTGTTAACATCCGTTCAACGAAATAGGAATTTATTTATGGCAACCAAGTCCAAGACGAAGTTTCTGGCTACTCGGGTCACTCCCGAGGACCACCAAGCGTTCGGCAGCAAGGCACAGAAGTACGGGAAACCGTCTGACATCTTGCGCGAATTGGTCAAGGCGTTCAAT